TGTAGTCTTTGGATGTGGTGATTATGAAGTTAAAGGTACCGAGAAGTACATCAAGTGTGCAGATGAAACTGAACTGGCCAAGAAATTCTTAAAGTATTGGCAAGAGAACTGCCCAGATGTTTTCACTGGCTGGAATACAAAGTTTTTTGATATACCTTATATCGTCAATAGACTTCGTAAAATCTTAGGTGAAGAAGAAACCAAGAAACTATCTCCATGGAATCTTATATCTGAGAGAACAACCAATATCAATAATCGAGAATTGATTGCATATGAAATTGTAGGTGTATCAGCTTTAGATTATATTGAATTGTACAAATGGTATGCGCCTAACGGTAAATCACAAGAATCATATAAACTAGATTCTATTGCAAATGTAGAACTAGGAGAGTCTAAACTATCATATGACGAATATGAGAATTTACATCAATTGTACAGGTTAAACTATCAGAAATTTATTGAATACAATATTCAAGACTGTAAGCTTATACAGAGATTGGAAGATAAGTTAAAACTAATTGAGCTTGGGCTTACTCTAGCATATGACACTAAAAGTAATTTTGAAGACATATTTGCACAGACTAGAATGTGGGATGCTCTGATTTATAATTATCTCTTAGACAAGAAAATTATAGTTCCTCCAAAGAGTATTGGAAAAAAGACTGAACGATTTGAGGGTGCATATGTTAAAGACCCACAAGTTGGTAAGCATGATTGGGTTGCATCATTCGACTTAAATAGTTTGTATCCCCATTTGATGATGCAATATGGAATCTCACCAGAAACTTTGATTGAGCCGTCTAATTATACTCCAAGTATGAGGCGTATCATTGAAAATGGTGTGTCTGTAGATAAGATGCTCACAAAAGAAATAGATTTATCTTCATTAGAAAAAGTTACCATCACACCTAATGGGCAATTCTTCAGAACTGATGTACAAGGATTTCTACCAAAGATGTTGGAAGAAATGTATGAAGATAGGAAGAAATTTAAATCTTTGATGATTCAGGCCAAAAAAGATTATGAGAAAGAAACTGACAAAGAAAAGAGAGTTGAGTTAGAAAATCTGATTGCGAGATATGATAACCTGCAGCTCGCCAAGAAGGTGTCCTTAAATTCCTGTTACGGTATCTTAGGGTCTCAGTATTTTAGATTTTATGACCTTCGTATGGCTTTGGCTGTAACTCTTGCTGGCCAATTATCTATCCGGTGGATTGAGAACAAACTCAATATCTATTTAAACCAATTGCTTAAAACAGATAATATTGATTATGTTATTGCATCAGATACAGATTCAATTTATCTTCGGCTTAATGAATTGGTGTGCAAAGTATATTCTAATAAGACAGATACTAATCAACTTATCTCTTTTATGGACCGTGTATGTGAAGATAAGATTCAACCTTTTATTGATAAGAGTTATCAAGAGTTGGCTGAATATACTCATGCCTATTCTCAAAAAATGATAATGAAGAGAGAAGCTCTGGCTGATAAAGGAATATGGACGGCCAAGAAGAGATATATTCTGAATGTTTATAATAATGAGGGTGTTCAATACAAAGAGCCTCATATGAAGGTAATGGGATTGGAGATGATAAAATCTTCAACACCGGCCGCAATTAGAATCAAGATGAAAGAATCAATTGGTATAATGATGAGAGGTACTGAAGATGATATCCATAAATTTATTGAAGAATTTAGAGTGGTCTTTAATAAATTGCCTCCAGAAGAAATCTCTTTTCCTCGGGGTGTAAATGGAATAAAAGAGTATTCAGATTCCACAACAATATATAAAAAAGGAACACCGATTCATGTTAAGGGTGCAATTCTTTATAATAAACAATTGAAACATTTCAAATTAGAAAAGAAATATGAGATGATTAAAGAAGGTGAGAAGATAAAATTTACATATCTGAAGCAGCCTAATCCTCTTAGAGATATGGTGATATCTTATCCCTCTAGACTTCCATTTGAATTTGGTCTTCAAGACTATGTTGATTATGATATGCAGTTTCAGAAAGCTTTCATTGACCCAATCAAGGTGGTACTAGATTGCATGGGTTGGACAACAGAGAAAACAAATTCGTTAGATAGTTTCTTCGGATAAAATATATTATGAGTTGTGTTTATTTCATATTAGATGAAAAATCTAATGCAGTAAAGATTGGAAAATCAAATAACATTAAAGAAAGACTTCTTGATTTACAAACAGGAAATCCTAATACTTTAAAGGTTCTTCGTTATGTTAAATGTAAGTCTGAAGAATCTAGTTTTCATTTAGAAAAACAGTATCATAAAAAATTTGAACATCTTCATATGATCGGCGAATGGTTTAATTATGATAAATGTGTGTTTGACAAATTATTTACTGAAAATTTTGTTAATGTTGATAATGATAATATAGAATTTAAAGTAACAGAAAAAAGAAATCCTTTAAAAATAAATACTTTATTTGGTGAAGAAGAAGTTTTTGGTATGAGGAATAGTCCTAATTGTTATTTTTATCCAAATTTAACCGCACAGATAATGGATAATTTTGAAGATTCTTTAAAATTGAAAACACCTTTTAGAACTATGAAATATCCAACACATGGAAAATCATTGATATTACCTTATGATAATAAAAAAGATAGAGTTTTTATTTCATATAAGAAACATCTAGAAAATATAGAATTTAATATGTATAAAAATATAAAAACAAATTCACTAGAGAGTTTCTTCGGATAATGTTACAGGTTCTATTGCCATTTCTTACGGCCATTGCATTATCAGCTGTTGCAGCTTACTACTCTGTAATTGGATTGGCACAGATATTTCCTGGTTCTTATTGGCCAATCATACTAATGGGTTCAGTATTAGAGATTGCTAAGTTGGTAACAGTATCTTGGTTGTATAACAATTGGTCTGTTACCGTGCGGATGTTACGTTATTACTTTTTGATATCTATTATACTCTTAATGGTAATTACATCAATGGGAATATTTGGATATCTGTCACGAGCTCATATAGATACTAATATAAGTGTTAGTCAAAACAATGTGCAGTTGAAAACATTAAATGCACAGGAGAAAATTGCTCAAGATAGACTTGAATATTTGTTAAAACGTGCAGGTGATCCAGCAACAGCATCAAGGAAGATTGATACTCAGATACAAGAGAGTCAATCTGAACTGAAGAGAATCTCAACTTTGAAATTGCCATTTTTGACAGAAGATACAAAACTGATGGTAGAAGTAGGACCTATAAAATATGTAGCAGAATTACTATATGATAAAAGTGACCCAACCTTCATAGACAAAGCTGTTCGGGTTGTTATACTGATTATAATATTTGTATTTGATCCATTAGCTATTTTATTATTGATAGCATCAAATCAATCTTATCAAAGACTGGTACAAAGTAGATTGGAAGAACCTATCAAAAAGGTAAAGAAGAAGCTTGACAAACCAGCCAGCCCTAGTTTAGAGTCCTTCTTTAATGATAATAATGAAATTGTACCAAAATCACAAATTGCCAAAATGAATGGAGATTTTAAATGAGCTTGCTTGAGAAGATTAAAAAGAATTCTACAATTAAAGATAGTGCTATTCTATCTAAATCAAAGTTTTTTACTGATAAAGATATGATTACAACAGAAGTACCTATGATGAATGTCGCACTATCTGGAAAACTAGATGGTGGTTTGGCACCAGGTCTCACTATGTTTGCAGGCCCATCTAAGCACTTTAAAACTGCTTTCGCATTGCTCCTGGCTAAATCCTACATGGAGAAATACCCAGAAGCGGTTATGTTATTTTATGATTCTGAGTTTGGTACACCAATCAAATACTTTGAAACTTTTGAAATAGATATGGATAGGGTACTTCATACTCCATTGACTGATATTGAACAATTGAAATTTGATATCATGCAACAATTGGCCGATGTAAATCGCGGAGATAAATTGATTATTGTTCTAGATTCTATTGGTAATCTTGCTTCAAAAAAAGAAGTTGAAGATGCTCTTGAGGGTAAATCTGTTGCAGATATGAGTCGTGCAAAACAGGTGAAGAGTTTGTTTCGTATGGTAACACCACATTTGAATCTAAAAGATATGCCAATGATTGTAGTGAATCATACATACAAAGAAATTGGATTGTTTCCAAAAGACATTGTTGGTGGTGGAACAGGAAGTTATTATTCAGCCGACAATATCTATATCATTGGCCGTCAACAAGAAAAAGACGGAACAGAGGTTGTAGGTTACAACTTTATAATTAACGTGGAGAAGAGTAGATATGTTCGTGAAAAATCTAAAATACCTATTAATGTATCTTTTGATGGTGGTATTAGTAAGTGGTCTGGTCTATTGGATATTGCAATTGAATCCGGACACGTTATCAAACCAACAAACGGATGGTATTCAAAAGTAAATAAATCAACTGGTGAAATAGGTGAGAAACACCGTTTGCTTGAAACCCAGAATGCAGAATTTTGGAATGATATATTGAGTGATAATCAGTTTAAAGACTTTGTAAGTAAGAAATATCAAATCACATATGGCAATATCATGGGTGAGGTTGCATTAGCCGAGGAGACTGAAAATGTCTAGGCAATATCAGGAGGGGATTGATTTCGCCTATTTGGATGTGAATTATTCCAAAGGTAACGGCATGACTGGAATCAATCTCCTGTTTGAGGGTTATGAAGGTGTTATATTCACCTATGGCAAAGTTAAAGCCATAGAAGAATTTGATACTGGAACATTACGATTTGGTTATACTATCATTTCTCCAGGTGAACACGACATGGACAGCTTGAATAATAGTAAGGAATTCTGTATAATCATGGGTGAGATACTACAACAAATACTACTGGATGAAATAGACAATGGAACGCCTAGAGAAAACGATACTGAAAAGCTTAATCTACAATGAAGAATATGCTCGAAAAGTAATACCTTTTATAAAACCAGAATACTTCTCGGATAAAACCGAGAAGTTGGTATTTAAAGAAATATTTGAATTCATTGACAAGTATAAGAATTTGCCTACTCATGAATCTCTTGTCATTAATTTCACCGAGAATACAACACTAACAGAACCTGAAGTTAGGTCTACGATTGAGTTGTTGAAATTAATTGATATTGACAAAAATGAACCAACCGAAATGGCCTGGCTAACTGATCAGACAGAGAAGTTTTGTCAAGATAGGTCAATTTACAATGCAATCATGGAGTCTGTGTCTATTATAGATGATAAGACCCATAAAAAGGCCAAAGGTGAAATTCCAAAGTTGTTGAGTGATGCTTTGGCTGTTTGTTTTGATAATAATGTTGGGCATGATTATATCAATGATTCTGATGCCAGATTTGATTCATATCACCATGTAGCCAGTAAGGTTAAGTTTGATCTTGACCTATTCAACAAAATTACCAAAGGTGGGCTTGAGGTGAAGACTCTGAATGTGGCTTTGGCAGGAACAGGTGTTGGTAAGTCGTTGTTCATGTGTCATGTGGCTGCTTCTTGTTTATCTCAAGGACTTGATGTTCTTTATATCACACTTGAAATGTCAGAAGAGAAGATAGCCGAAAGAATTGATGCTAACTTGTTGAATGTTGATATCAATGAACTTCATAATATCAGCAAGGAAGAGTATGATAAGAAACTTTCAGTTCTTAGAAACAAAACTCAAGGTAAATTAATCATAAAAGAATATCCAACGGCATCGGCCTCTGTTCTTCACTTTCGTGCATTGTTGAATGATTTGGCTCTAAAGAAAAGTTTTAGACCAAATATCATATTCGTAGATTATATCAATATTTGTTGTTCATCTAGAATTAAACCTGGGTCTAATGTCAATAGTTATTCGTACATAAAATCTATAGCCGAAGAACTCCGTGGATTAGCT